AAATGTTTCATTAACAGGAGGCTCAGGAGCAAATGCTACAGCTAATATCGTCATTAGTGGTGGAATTGTCACTAGTTGTAATATTACTTTTGGTGGTAATTTCTATGTTGTAGGGGATGTGCTTTCCTGCTCATCTTTAGGTTCTACTGGTTCTGGTTTTCAATTAACTGTATCTAGCGTATCTAATGCTACAGGAACTAGCTGGCTAGGCGATAATTTTGACCCCGTTTTATTCTACGGCGCTATGCGGGAAGCTATGTTGTTTATGAAGCAAGAAGCTGATTTAGTAACTAATTATGAGCAAAAATACCAAGAAGCTTTGATGGAATTTAGACGCTTCTGTGACGGTCTTGATCGTGGCGACGCTTACAGAGACGGTCAAACCAAGCTTAATATTAATCTTAAAGGTAATGTGGCATCATGATTACCCAAACTTCTTGCACAATTTTTCAGCAGAATTTGCTTAACGGTAATGAGAACTTTACTACCGGAACCTATAAGATTGCCCTTTACAATGCGTTGGCTAATATAGGTCAGCAGACTACGGCTTATACATCGGTAAATGAGGTTGTAGGCACGGGATATACAGCTGGCGGTCAGGTATTAACTATATCTACCCCTCCTACCCAAAACAGCCAATATAACGTTACCTATGTATCATTTCAGGATGCAGTTTGGAATCCAGCTAGCTTTACCGCTAGGGGGGCATTAGTATACAATGCAACTACAGGCGCAGCGTGTTTTGTACTAAATTTTGGGTCAGACAAGACTTGTACATCTAGCTTTACCGTGCAATTTCCAACGGCGAGTTATTCGTCCGCAATTTTAACCATTGGTACTACCACAAGTAGTATTAACTATAGTAGTTCAGACTAGGAGTAATTATGCATAAAGAATTTACAGGATCTGGCGACCACGCAGAAATTACTCTGCAGACTAACGCTATCAAAGACGAGACATTTGGTATTGAAGGCCACTACCATGTAGAGTGCCGTGATGCAGATGGTAATGTAAAGTGGACTGAAGACTTCCCTAACCAAGTAGTTCAAGTTGGCAAGATTTTTATGCTTTCCCAAACTTTATTGTCTTCACCAGTTGCTTTAGTTGGTCCTTATCTTGGACTAGTAGTTGGTACAGGAAACACATTCTCGCCAACCGATACCATGACTTCACACTCTGGTTGGACTGAATTTACTGCCTATACCGTATCTTCTTCAGCTGTCCGTGGAACTGCAGTATTTACAACCCCTACTGGAAATAATAATACGACTTCTGGTTCTAACGTTGTAACAGCATCTGCTTCTGCAATTACTTACACAATTACTGGTTCAGGCGGTGTAGTTGGTGGATGCTTCTTGGTTACCGGCACTGGCGCTACATCTACTTTTGGTAATACTGGTGGTACTTTATACAGCGCTGGCGCATTTGGTACGGCTAAGACAACAACAGCTGGCGATACTGTAAGCGTTACATATTCTACAACTGCGACTAGCTAAGGAGTCCTAAATGGCTCTAGTGCTGTATGACCGAGTCCAACAGACTGGTTCTGCTAACACAACCGTAAGTTTTACATTAAGCGGAAGCGTTGCAGGGTATCAGTCTTTTGCCGTTGTAGGTAACGGAAACACCACCTATTATGGCGCTGTAGATGCTTCTGGTAACTGGGAAGTAGGTCTTGGCACTTACTCTACTTCTGGGCCAACATTAACACGCACAACGATTTTATCGTCTTCAAGCTCCAATACTGCGGTTAGCACGTTTAGTGGCTCTGTTAACATATTTGTTACATACCCTGCTGAAGATGCAGTTTATTTAAATGGCGGTAACGTAAGCTCATTAGGTACGATTACATCAGGAACTTGGAGTGCTACTACGATTGCCGTAGCTTCTGGCGGTACTGGCGTTACTACTTCTGCTAGCAATAGTGCTAACTCGGTTGTATTAAGAGATGCCAACGTAAATATAGCGGCAAATAATACGTTTAACGGAATTACAGTAACCACAGCAGCTAGTCTTACAACTACAATGACTGCGGCTTCTAGCTTTTATCAAAAGTTAACTGCGGGAACAGGCGGTCAAACTTTTAAGCTTCCGGATGCTACTACCGTACCTGCTGGCGCAACATACATTTTTGATAATGATTCTAGCGGGACTATGACCATTCAGGATAATGCTGGTGGTGCGGTAGATACTATTCAACCCGGAAGTATTGATTATATATTTTTAGAAGCGGGCAGTACAGTTGCCGGTTCTTGGAGTAACTATGCGTTAATTCCAGATACTTATGACTTTAATACAACCACTGCTTCTTTTGGTAACGCCGCAATTACTAATGCATCATGGAATGGCGTAGCAATTACTTCCGCTTATGGAGGTACAGGTTTAACTAGTTTTGGATCTTCTAACTACGCTTTATATTCCACATCACCTTCGATATTAACTGCTGGTACTTTGCCGGTTTTAGCTGGTGGTACAGGACAAACTTCCGCTGCTAACGCCTTTAATGCATTAAGTCCAATTACTACCACTGGAGATTTAATTGTTGGTAACGGCACTAATAGCGCAACTCGCTTTGGTATTGGTTCAAGTGGATATGTATTAAGTTCTAATGGGTCAACTGTAGCTTGGACTGCTCCGGGCGGTTCCTCTATTCTTACAACTACTGACTTTACCGCAACGTCTGGTCAAACAACATTTAGCGTAACCTATACCCCAGCTTTATTACAAGGTGTTTATCGTAATGGTATTAAGTTAGGTTTGTCTGACTATACGGCTACAAACGGTACATCTATTGTTTTAAATACCGGTGCTATTACGGGCGACTTGATTGAGGTTCAGTATTTCTCTGCTTTAGCTACAACCACAACTGTTACATCATTTAGCGGTGGATCAACAGGATTAACGCCATCTTCTGCAACTTCTGGTGCGGTTACTTTATCTGGTACTTTAGCAGTTGGTAATGGTGGTACTGGAATAACAACAACGCCGTCTAATGGACAGATTCCAATAGGAAATGGCACAAACTATACTGCAGCAACTTTAACTGCTGGTACTGCAATTAGCATTACAAACGCATCCGGATCGGTAACTATTGCAGGAGCTACTTCTGGTGTTACTGCTGGTTCATATACAACAGCTAATATTACGGTAGATGCGCAGGGTAGAGTTATTTCAGCTTCTAGTGGTTCGGGTGGCTCTACTGTTACTCCTACGACTACAAATGCTACTTACTACATAGTTGGCTCTTCTGCTACATCAGGAACTTTAACAGCTTATATTTCAAATACTAATTCTGTTTCTTATAATGCTTCTACCGGTGCTTTAACTGCTGTATCGCATGTATCGTCTTCTGACGAACGTTTAAAACAAGATATTGAAACTATTGCCGATGCTTTAACTAAAGTAGAAACTATGCGGGGCGTAACCTATTTAAGAAATGGTATACGTGAGATTGGTGTGGTGGCTCAAGAAGTAGAACGAGTTGTGCCGGAAGTAGTCCACACAGAAGATGGTGAATATGGTTATAAATCAGTATCTTACGGTAATATGGTCGGTCTATTAATTGAAGCAGTTAAAGAGCTATCTGCAGAAGTAAAAGAACTAAAGGCAAAATTAAATGACACAAGCGAATAACGTAGCTATTGAAAGCTCGCAAATAAACTCATCAGGAGTATTACAACCTGCTGGCGGCGGCACTGGAACTACTACATCTACTGGGTCTGGTTCTGTTGTATTGGCAACTAGCCCTACAGTTACTACACCAACTATAGACAAAATTAACACTTCTGTTGCCAATACTTCATTAGGTGCTGGTGATGCTTCTATGTTAAAGAACCGCATTATCAATGGTGAATGTGTAGTAAATCAATATGCTTTAGGAACAGTCACTCCTGCTATCGGTACTGCAACTTATATTATTGATAGATGGAATACTTATCAAACTCAGTCATCTAAATTTACCATTCAGCAATCTTCAACTGCCCCAGCAGGGTTTACAAACTCTTTATTGGTAACATCTTCTTCTGCTTATTCAGTAGCTTCAGGTGATACTTTTACTGTTCAGCAATATATTGAAGGCTTGAATTGTCGTGATTTGGCTTGGGGAACAGCAAACGCTAAAACAGTTACTTTGTCATTTTGGGTGCAATCTAGTTTAACTGGTACTTTTGGCGGTGCGTTGTCCAATAGTGCAGTAAGCCGTTCATATCCGTTTACCTATTCAATTCCAGTAGCTAATACATGGACTCAAATTAGCGTAATAATTGCTGGTGATACAGCAGGAACTTGGCTCACAACCAATGGTGTTGGTATTCGTGTGTATTTTGGTTTAGGAGTTGGAACAACTCAAAGCGGAACCGCTGGTGCATGGGCTGGAGCACAATACCAATCAGCCACAGGCGCAACATCCGTAGTAGGAACAAACGGAGCAACCTTCTACATTACTGGTGTTCAACTAGAAGTAGGAAGTAGTGCTACTGGATTTGAGTATCGTCAGTATCAGCAAGAGTTAGCTTTGTGTCAGAGGTATTATGAAACTGGTATTGCTGGTTGGCAAGGATACACAACAAGTGGTTCAGCTTTTGCAACATGGGTTCAATATGAAGTTTCAAAAAGAACATCTGCTACATTAACTGTAACAAATGCATATAATGGTGGTTCTTGGAGTTCTCCTTCTGGTTCTGATGGAACTGTAAATGGATTTTTAACTAAACAAACTGCTGGATCAACTGCAAACTCCGCATATTATTTTAATAACTTTACTGCTAGCTCGGAGTTATAAATGTATAAATTATTTAATAATTTAAATGGAAATAAAAGTGTAATTCGTTTATCAGACAATGCTTTTATTCCTTTTGACCCTGACAATACAGATTACCAAGCCTATCTAAAATGGGTGGCTGAAGGAAACACCCCACTTCCTGCGGATAGCTAATGTTCGGAATAACCGCCTTTGCCCAAGCTCCATTTGCCGCATTAGGTGGTAATGCCTATGTATTTTCTCTTACTGAGGATTCTGGTTTAGCTGATTCTAACAGCCAAACTTTTGCATTTTTACAGTCTATTACAGAGCCTTTTACGATAACGGACAATAATTCGCAAGCAGGGTTGTTTATTGAAACTATTTCAGAAGCATTTAGTTTAGCCGATTCCAATACTGCAACGGCAACCCTTTTAGAATCCATTACAGAAAATGTAAGCATTGCAGATTCTGAGGCTATAACTGCCGCATTTGCCGTATCCGATACCGAAAACTTTAGTTTAGCCGATACACCATCTTCTTATTTTGCCGCACTAGAAAGCATTACCCAAAGCGCTAATTTTGCCGACTCTAATACAAATCAGTTTGCGTTTGGGCAGTCTATTACTGAGCCATTTACTATGTCTGATTCTAGGGCCATTACTGCTCAATTTTCCCAATCAGTTTCCGAAGCATTTACCTTGGCTGACTTTGAAACTATAACTGCCCAGTTTGCTGCCTCTAGAACGGAAAACTTAACGCTGGCGGACTTAGAAACCATTGTTTCCGTGTTTTTCTTGTCTATCGTAGAAAACCTTAGCGTAGCCGATGCCAATACTGCAGCTTCTGGATTTATTTTAACTATTACTGAAAACTTGAATTTAGCCGATTCTAACGCTACCCAGTCGGCTTTCCTAGAGTCTATTACAGAAAACTTTAGTCTTTTAGACTCCCTATTTACCACAGGATGGTTTAAAATCAACGATAATCAGACAATTACGTGGAATGCCATTAACAACACTGGATCCGTAACTTGGTCTAATATTGGGGATGCGCAAACCCCCAACTGGGTAGTAATTAATAATACGCAGCAATAAGGATAAGTATGTCATCTTCATATACAACTAGCTTAAAAATCCAAGAAATTGGGAACGGCGAGCAGTCGGGAATTTGGGGTTCTACGACCAATACAAACTGGCAGTTAATTGAACAAGCCGTAGCTGGTGTACAGACCATTACTATGGCAAACGCCAACTATACCCTATCAAATCTTAATGGTTTGCTAGACGAAGCCCGCAATATGGTTTTGGTAGTTACAGGAACAAACAACACTACCTATCAAGTTATTGCCCCACTAGTTCCTAAAATGTATGTGGTTACTAACAATACAACTGGTGGCAATTCCATTACTATCGGTGCTTCTACTGGGTCGGTTATTACTATCCCTAACGGTGTAACTGCCCAAGTATATTGTGATGGATCTACTGGTTTTTACTCAGCGCAAACCGGATCTGCTGGTAATTTTTTAATTAATGGTAACTTAAGTGTTACTGGTAATCTAGTAGATGTAGGCTCTTTAACGGGGTCTACTATTACGGCATCCAACCAATTTTCAGGACCCGGAACAGGGTTAACTGGAACCGCATCAAGTTTAACTACAGGTTCTGCAAATACCCTAACAACAACTAATTTTTCAATTTCTGAATCTGGTGGAAAGTTGTATATTTATTATCAAGGCACACCAGTTGCATCAATAAGCTCTACCGGCGCTATAGTTTCTGCTAGTACTATAACTCCAAACGGAACACCATAAGGACAAATAATGGCTCAATTTACAATAAGCGGTGACACAAGTGGTACTTTAGCTTTAGCTGCCCAAGCATCTGCTGGTAGCACAGTTATTACTTTTCCTAACGTAACCGGTAACGCTTTGGCTTCCACTGCGGTATCAAGTTCATCTACCAATACTGTGACTAATAAAATTGCCGTAAACATTAATGGCACAACGTACTACTTGCTAGCTTCTACATCAGGAACCTAATATGGCAACTACATTAACAGCCGGCACAACTACGGCAACTTCGCTTGTTATTAATTCGGATACTTCTGGCACTTTAGCTTTTGTAGGCGGAACTGGAACCGCCATGACCATTACTAGTGGTGTTGTTACTTTATCTACACCTTTAGCGGTGACTTCTGGCGGTACGGGAAATTCAGCAGGCACAGCGCCTTATGCAAATGCTATAGCGAATACTGGTGGATGGAACGTAACGCCTAGCGGTACAAAACTTTATTTTAATTACAATGGCACAAACGTAGCTAGCTTGGATTCGTCCGGTAATCTTAGAGTGCTAACATCGGTTATATCCGGTACTACCCCATAATAGGAGCAATAAATGTCAATTACAACTTCAGGCACAATCATAACTTTTAGTGATGGGTCAACTTTAGCTTCAAACCCAGTTCCATCAGGTTCTGTATTTGTGCTTTATCAAGCATCTGCTCCTACTGGCTGGACACAGGTTACTTCGCTTAATGATTATGCTTTAAGAATAGTATCTGGAACTGGCGGCACAACTGGCGGCTCAACTGCATTTAGTTCAGTATTTACCAATCAGACTCCTAGCATTTCTGTCAATGTGTCTGGGCTTTCTGCTGGAGCAACAACATTGTCTACTGGACAGATACCAAGCCATAACCATGCAACTATTTATAGCACATATAATTGTGGTTGTAACCCTACTAATCCATACGCACCTTATGATAAAGCTCTTAGTAATTACTCATTCAATAGCAACAACACTGGTGGTGGTGGGTCGCACTCTCACTCAATTTCTGGATCAGCATCAGGATCATCTTCAGCTATTACGCTTAACGTACAATACGCAAATCACATTCTTTGCAGTAAAAACTAACTAGAGGATAAAGTGAAACTCGAATCTAAATCAAATTGCCCGTTAAATAATTTTGAACCTTGCAAACTATGGGAATGCTCATGGTTTATTGAAATAAAAGGAAAACATCCGCAAACTGGAACAGATGTAAATGAATGGGGTTGTGCGGTAGCTTGGTTACCAGTAATGATGATCGATAATGCAAGACAACAACATTCTACCGCAGCGGCAGTTGAAAGTTTTAGAAATGAAATGGTTAAAGCAAACGAAGCATCACAAAAATTATTAATAGAAACAACCAAAGCCGCACAAATTATTGAAAATGAACTTAAACAAATTGAGGTAAAACCATGAGTAATGTAACAATTATTGTTGAAGATGGCGCTGTATATTTAGATGGATTTGCGCTTGCTGGATTAAATTTATCCATTTGCGGTATACCTGCAAATGTCCATGCTTTACAGTGGAAAACTAATCTTGGTTGGATTGAGTTTAAAGATAATACAGATTTTACTAAACCAGCAAACGAAGTGATTAATGCTTTACCAGATTGGGCAAATAATTGTGTAAATGCTTTTAATGCACAAGTAGCAGCAAATCAAGCAGCTGCTGCTGAAGCTGCAGCAAAAGCGTCTATTACCCAGCCTAAGTCTACTGGTACACAAACATTATGAACCAAGTAATTCCAAAAAGTAGTGTAATTGCTGTACCACCAGCGCATAGTCTTACTTATGATGGGTCTACTTTAAACATATTTCATGCAAACAAAGGCGAAGGTTTACCGGCTCATAACCATCTTTATGCTCACGCTACTATGTGTATGGCAGGTTCTTGCATGGTTCGCAAAGATGGTAAAGAGCTTGTAATGACTAAAGATACACAACCTATTAATTTAGTTGCTATTGAGTGGCATGAAATTGAAGCGCTAGAAGATGGGACAGTATTTGCCAATATGTTTGCTGAAGGTAAGTATTAAGTGAATGAAATATTTAAACAACTTCTTACTGGCAAAGATAACCAAACGCATGATCTAGGTCGTTGGACTTGGTTTATTGGGTTTATTGCCGTTATTGCTATTGCTATTTATGAAGTAATGGAAGCTAAGTCTATTAGCCTTACCGAACTTGCTTCGGCATTAGGTATTGTTTCCGGTGCTGGTGGAGCTAGTGTAATGATGAAACAAAACTCTGAACCGGAGGCGTAATGTTTCCATTACCGATAATAACTTATGTCAAAGCTGGTCTACTTATTTTACTTGTATGTGGTGTGTTTTTCGCTGGCTGGCATACTAGGGATCGTGATTTTACTATTTACAAAGATCAGGTCCTTATTGCAGCAGAGAAACAACAAGCAGAAAATGAGTCGATCAAGAAACAACAAGAATTAGTTAATAAAGGAATCCAAGATGAATATGATGCGAAGCTTGCTCTTTTGCGCCAGTATTATGCTAACGGGGTGCGGAACAACAATGGTTCCGGTGCAGTGTCCGGCATTTCCTCAACCACCAAGCTCTCTGATGCAATCGCCGCCTACAATCAACTTGCTTCAGATTGCGCAGCCACAACCCTCCAAGTAGTTACGCTCCAGCAGTGGGTTAATGAGCAGTTGAATGTCAAATGAGTAAAGAGCAGTTAGCCGCTTGGGTGACTTTGGTTGCCACTTTTACTTTATGTGTAACGGTAGTAGCTATGGTAAGCGTATTTATGATGGGTTTTTTTGACCCTCAAGTAGACAACAACAAGTTATTTGAAATAGTCGGACCAGCTTTCCAAACTATTGTAGGTGGCTTTATTGGATTAATTACAGGTATTAAAATAGGTTCAGACGAATGAAACCAGAACAACTAACACAGCTTGGTATTGACGCAGCAACATGGTATACCCCACTAATAGATATGTTTGCTCGGTATAATATTAATACTACGCAGCGCCAAGCATTTTTTATAGGACAGTGCCAACATGAGTCAAACAATTTCAGAACTTTGGAAGAGAACCTTCATTACTCTGCCGATGGACTTATGCGTACATGGCCCTCAAGATTTCCTAGTCCAGATGTGGCTCAACAATTTGCAAATAATCCAGAAAAAATTGCAAACAAAGTATATGCAGGACGCATGGGAAATACAGAAGAAGGTGATGGCTGGAAATATCATGGACGTGGTGTTATTCAATTAACTGGGCGAGAAAACTATGAGCGTTGTGGAACGGCAATTAGCGCTGACCTTATTAATCAACCACAGCTTTTGGTTGAGCCTCATTATGCTGTTTTGTCTGCCGGTTGGTTCTGGAATAAACTTGGCCTCAACGATTTGGCGGACGCTCAAGAATACGGTCAGATGACTAGACGCATTAATGGTGGTACATTAGGGTTGGATGACAGAATTGCTAAAATAACTAAAGCAAAACAAGTACTAGGGTAAACCCTTATGCCATTACAAAAACTACAATTTAGACCCGGTTTAAACCGTGAAGGTACTATCTACTCTAATGAGGGCGGCTGGTATGACGGGGATAAAATTCGGTTTCGTTCTGGACTACCAGAAAAAATAGGTGGTTGGGTTCAAGTATCTGCAAATCAATTTCAAGGTGTTTGCCGGTCTATTTGGAACTGGCTTGATGGTGATTCTGGTGTAGGTAATCAATATATTGGTGTAGGCACAAGCTCTAAATACTACATTTATTCTGGCGGTGTATATAACGACATTACACCTATCTATAAAACTGAAACCCTTTCAGGACCTTTTACAACTGCATCGGGTTCATCTATTGTTACAGTAACTGATAATGCATATAGCCCAGCAGCGGGAGACTATGTAAACTTTTCTGGCGGCACTGCAATCGGAGGGGTATTAGTTTCTGGCGATTATATGGTTGCTTCGGTATTATCAGGTACCCAATACACAATTATTGTTGGTCAAACCGCTTCTGCAACGGTTACAGGCGGTGGTACTGTTACGGCCCAATATGAATATCCGTCAGGTAATACTGTTTACTCTGTAGGTACTGGATGGGGCGCAGGGCCTTGGGGCGGAATTACTCCAGCGATTGCTACTTTATTACCCAATAACCCATTTCAAATTAATGCAGGTAGCAACATAGTTACGGTAACTCAACCTAATCACGGATTTACTGCAGCGGGGCAATATGTAGCTTTTACTAATGCTTTAACCTTATCCACTACACCAACTACTTATTCTTTTACATCTGGTACTTACGGGTTTAGATCTGGTACTTATGATCTTTCTGGCGCTACCTATGATACCTTGGGTTCTAACTATTTAAACGGAACATTCACGATTGCTAGCATAACAAATGCAAGTGCTTATACGATTGTGATTCAAAAAACTGTGCTTGCCAATATGGTGGGTGGCGGTGCCGGTGTTATTGAGTATGGACAATCTGGTTCACAAGGGTGGGGTCAAGCATATTCATCGGGTATTGGTTCTCAGTTACGCCTTTGGTCTAATGATAATTTTGGAGCCGACTTAGTTATTGCACCTCGTGGCGGACCAGTATTTTATTGGCAAGATGTTAATGGGGTATCTACCCGCTCTATATATTTAAGTAGTTTAGCTAATACTACAACTGCGGTAAGCGATGCTTCTACTTTTACGGCTAGCGCCACGTCTATTACTGTAACGTCTGCCAACGCTCCGTATATTTATCCTTACATGTATATTACGGGTAACAATATTTCTGCCGGCACTCAAGTTGCTTCTACGTATATAACGGGCGCTACAACGGTACCTATTACGTCCCCCACTACTGGAACTAGCTCGTCCATATATAACTTCTCTTATGCAGGCGCATTTGTCCCTACGCAGACATACCAAGTTATTTCATCAGAGGTACAAGAGTTTTTAATTTGTTTTGGCGCTAACCAATATAGTCCTAATAACGCTAATACGGCATTTAACCCGTTAACTGTGCGTTGGTCTGACCAAGCTAATCAATACCAATGGATTCCAATTATTACCAATCAGTCAGGTGAATACACTTTAACTAACGGCTCATACATTATGGGCGCACGGGCAACCCGCCAAGAGATTTTAGTTTGGACTGATTCAGCTATTTATTCTATGCAGTATATTGGCGCTCCTTATGTTTGGGGCTTTCAGATTTTGATGGACAACATATCTATCATGTCACCTAACTGCATGATTACAGTAAACAATATTACTTACTGGATGGGACGAGACCGTTTCTATATGTATGACGGTACAGTTAAAACCTTACCATGCTCATTAAAACAATACATATTTGAAGACTTAAACCAAAATCAATCCTACCAAGTATTTGCTGGCGCTAATGAAGGTTTTAATGAAGTATGGTGGTTCTATTGCAGCAACTCAAGCCAAGACACTAAAGTAGATAAGTATGTGGTTTATAACTATTTAGATCAATGCTGGTACTACGGTAGCATGGCAAGAACTGCTTGGTATCAAACTGGAACTCAGCCTTACCCTATTGCAGCGGATTACAACGGCAGATTGCTATACCATGAGAATGGTAATGATGATAATTCAGTACAGGGCGTAACCACACCTATAAATGCTTATATTCAGTCTTCAGACTTTGACATTGGCGATGGTAATAACTTTGGCTTTGTATGGCGGATGTTACCTGACGTAAACTTTAATAGCTCAACAACTAATCAGCCGTCGGTCACTATCCAGCTTCAACCTCGATTAAATTCGGGTACGGCTTACAATACAACTGCGGATAATCCCACAGCGCAAAGCACCCAGAATTTCTCTACTAATGTGCCAGCTTATACGGTTAACCAGTTTACTGGACAGGTCTATACCCGTGTTCGGGGTCGCCAAATGGCATTTAGATTGCAGTCTACTGGTACTGGGGTAGCTTGGCAGCTGGGCGCTCCACGTATTGATATTCGTATGGATGGTCGTAGATAATGGCTATTAAATTCTACAATGGTACTGCGTTAAATCCAGCACCGCCAAACTTGCCCGTTTCAGCGCCAGAAAACTATACCCCGCAGTTTGAGAACCAAATCCTTAATGTGCTACGGCTGTACTTTAACCAGCTAAATAACTTTTCCCAAGCTACAGCAATACCTGATAATGGTACAACGGTTAATAGACCAACGGCAAACCAACAAATTGGGCAGTTTTACTTCGATACTACCCTTGGCTATCCTATTTGGTGGAATGGTAAAAAATGGGTAAACTATAACGGAACTGCAGTATGAGTGTACTAACTCACCCATCTTTTAGTAAAATTGAAGCCATGATGCCAGAACTTCGTGCTATGCCACAGGCGCAGTGCGTTGAGAAACATTATTTTGGGCCGGGTTTATATGTAAAAGAAGTAACTATGCCAGCGGGTTCTGTAATTGTAGGTAAACCCCATAAGGTAGAACATTTATGCGTCATGCTTCAAGGCAAAATGAAACTGCTTAAGGATGATGGAGAAGTAATTGAAGTATCTGCCCCAGCTACGTTTGTAGGAAAGCCGGGTAGAAAAGTAGCGTACATAATTGAAACAGTGGTATTTCAAAACATTTTTGCAACCGATGAGACTGATGTGGAAAAGCTAGAACTGATGTTTATCGAGACTCCAGCACTGGAAGGAAATTAATATGGCATTCGTTGACGCAGCGTTGGCTGTTGGTTCATTTATAGGGGCTGATGCTCTTGGCGCTACAGCTGCTACTATTATTGGTGGTGGCATTATCGGTGCTGGTGGCGGAGCGCTCTACGGTGCATTAACGGGTGATGGTAGCATTGGTAAAGATGCTTTATACGGCGCTGGGATTGGTGCTGGAGGTGCTGGCATAGGTAGTGCGCTTGGCGCTGGCGCAGCCGCTGATGGTGTTGTTCCTGGGGCTGTTGGGGCTGGTCCTGCTCCCACCGCTTTTGGTCTTTCCGCCCCTGCTGGTGTCTCTACTGCAAGTTTATATCCAAGCACCGCAGGTTTAACTGGCGGTAGTACTTTTGGTAGTTTAGTTGCTCCTGGCGCTGGCGCTAGTACTTTTGGTAGTTTAGCCGCTCCTACCGTATCTTCTTTAGAAGGCGCTGCTGGTTTAGGTGGTTCTAGTTTAGCTGCTTCAGCTGCCCCCGCTAGTGCCCTTGCTAGTGGTTTTGATGCCGCTACAAGTTGGATGGGTGAACACCCAATTATGACTGGTCTTGGTGTTTTGGCAGGAGCTAATATGTTAGGTTTAAATAGACCAACACAAACCCAATTACCTGCTGGTTCTAGCAATACTATGAATACGGGTTACTACAAATTAAACCCAGCTACGTTTCAACCTAATCGTCCGCCAGTAACACAAAACCCTGTAATGCCAAGTTATAGAAATTATGTAACTGATCCTTATCAAGGACCAGGCATGGCGTCGGGCGGTATAGCTGGATATAGCGATAGTAATTACAAAGACATCATGGATGAAACAAATACCATGAATCAATACGAACAAATGTTAACTGGTAGACGTGCCGCATCGCAAGAAGCAGCTCCAGCATGGGTAGATAACCCTGGCATAGTACAAGATACTGACCCAAATACTAGAGATTTATCGGCCTATGAAGCAGCTAGATATAGAGCAGCTAAAACTTATGCTAATGCAGGGGCACCAACAAGTGCTGGAATAGGTATTGCTCCTCCTGTTTCTAATTACGGTCAAGTAAGTACAGACCCAGCTATGGTTCGTGCAGCTATGGCGCAACAGCAACAACAAGTACAAGGCGCTGCGCAAGGTGGCATTATGGGTTATAGCTTAGGAGGGTATGCAAGTGGTGGAAATCCCCGTTTACTTAAAGGCCCTGGCGATGGTATGTCTGATAACATCCCTGCTACTATTGGTGATAGACAGCCTGCCCGCTTGGCTGATGGCGAGTTTGTTGTACCTGCGGATGTCGTCTCTCATCTTGGGAATGGTTCTACTGACGCTGGCGCTAAAAAATTACATAGCATGATGGATAAAGTAAGAGAAAAACGAACTGGGAAAAAGAAACAAGCTCCAGCGGTAAACCCTGATAAGTTTATTCCAGAATGAATTTAAGTATTAAAACAGTAGGGGCTGAAAGAATTGCCCAACTGTTTCCGGCAGTTGAAGGTTTTATTGGTCAAGGGTTATCAAATACAGATGACTGTACAGTTGATCAAGTAAAACTTTTTTTAATGAATGGTACTTGGCAGTTGTTGGTAGTAATAGATAAAAAAAATCTAATTGTAGGTTGTTATGTTTTATCAATAGTGAATTCTCCTAACGATAGAACAGCTACAATAGTAGCAGCGGCGGGTAAAGGATTAGCGGGTCAAGAAATATTTGACCAAGTTTGTGAGTATGTAAAGGCATTAGGCGCTACTAGGGTTCAAGCATTAGCTAAAGAATCAGCGGCTAGATTATATGGACGTGTTGGCTTAAAAGAAAAAGCAATTTTGGTGGAGAAAAGATTATGGGCGGAGTAGTTAATGCAATTTTTGGTGGTGGCGGCGGTGGTGGTAGCTCAACTCCAGCTCCTGCTCAGTCTACTACGAGTAATGTCTATCAAACTAATATTCCTGAATATGCGCAACCCTATGTTCAGAATATGCTCAATGCCACGCAGGCACAATTGTTTCAGACTGACTCTAGCGGAAACATAACAGGATTTAATCAGTATCAACCCTATAGCGGGATGAACCAACAAGAACTACAGAATGCTTCTCAAGCAGTAGCAGGGTTTACACCACTTCAACAACAAGCTTTTAGTGGCGTTGCTAACTTACAAACTCCAGGTCAGTACGGTCAGGCTACACAAGGTACCAATATGGGTATCATGGGTTCTTATGGTTTAGCTGGTCAAGAAGCGCAAGCTGGTAATCGTTTGGCTCAACAATCTACAAATCCGTATGCTATTGGCGCATACATGAATCCTTTTATTCAAAACGCATTAAATCCAGCGCTACAACAACTTAATCAACAGTATGGAATTGCTGGCTCACAAATGGCTGGACAAGCTACTGGACAAGGTGCTTTTGGTGGTACGCGTAGCGCGTTGCAACAAGGTTTAAATCAACAGAACCAGATGTTGGCACAAAACCAGTTGGTAGGTAATGCTTATAACCAAGCATTTACAAACGCACAAAACCAAATGAACCAAGTTGCTCAAACTGGTTTGGCTGGGCAACAAGCGGCTATGCAAGGTATTGGTCAAGGTATACAAGGCGCTGGTCAACTAGCTAGTATTGGTGGTCAACAGCTTGGCGCACAACAAAACATCCTTGCTGCTCAAGCTAATGCAGGCGCAACCCAACAAGCTAATGCTCAACAGATTATTAATCAAGGCATTCAAAACTATGCTACAGCGCAGCAATATCCTCTTATGGAGTTGGGTACAATGTCCAATATGTTGCGTGGCTTACCAATGCAATCAGCAACAACCCAGCAATATCAAGCCGCGCCAACTGCATTAGCTCAAGGTGTAGGTATCGCTGGCACTGCCGCATCTTTGGCAGCGCTAGGTAAGAAAAAGGGTGGTATGGTTAAAAGCATGGCTGCAGGTGGTATTGCTAGTTATAGCGCAGGTGATGTTATTGATAGTACCAAGTATAACTTAATGGATATGCCAACCTTAGATTTGCAAAAAGAACTGGCTTCAACCGATAGCGATACTATCAAAAACCAAATTAAAGGTATTCTTGCTTTGCGCGCTGGCGCACCTATGGCTGGTGGCGGTATTGTTGCCTTTGCTGATGGTAATGATGGTCAAGCAGTTAAAGAAGATCAAGCTTATTCACAACCCGCTTCGCTTACTCCTATGCAACAAAGACAAGCGGCTATAAGCGCAGTTAATCAAGCATTACCTGAACCAAATGCAGTACCATCTGACTATAAAGGTAGTATGAGTCAGTATTTAAATGAGCCAGCTACAAAACAGTTAATACAAAATAGACAGATTGCTTTAGATGCAGTTAAACAAAATAACCCCGTTAATACTGCTAATCCAGCATTTGCACAAAACCAAGCACCATCTGGTTCTATTATGTCTGCTCAAGCAGCTCCTGCTCCAACTACTACACCTGGCGCCGCTCCTGCCCCAGCCGCTACCCCTGCTACGCCTCAACCCGGTATTAAACAAGCGTCTCCACAACAGGCACAGCCACAGGTAGATACACATAAAGCTATTGAAACTCACGCTGCTAAAGAAATTACACAGAAAATGAGTGACCCAAATATTAAGAGTTGGCAAGATTTATTGATGCCCGGCAAAGATTATATGCAAGCTCAATTAGCTGATAAAGCCGCTTATGTTGGTGATCCTAATGTAAAAGGACAAGTAGCTGCTTTGGAGCAACGCCGTATTCGTGAACAAAAATCTGCTGATACTAGAGATGCGCTTATTAGAGCGCAGTTGTTTGCAAAGATGGGTACTACCCCTGGATCATTTATTACTGCTGCATTAACCGGTGTTCAAAGCGCTATCCCAGGTATGATTGCTAGTAGAGATAAACGCGATGAAGCAATGAATCATATTGACGATGCTATTTCAAATATTTATAAAGCTGATAGAGCTGAGCGCGCTGGCAACTGGGAAGATGTTCAAAAGCACCAAGAAAAAACAATTGATGCAACTATCAATGCC